CTTTATTGGCAAACCCAACAACACCTACAACACTGGAATCAGCGTTTGGAGCAAAGACAGAAATGTCATTTTCTATAACAACAACAGAAGGACTAGTAGGGAGTGCCATGGATTATTCACCTGTATCTAATTTTAATTGAGCTTTCTTCTTAGGAGTTTTAATTGATTGAGGCTTAGGTGCATCAACGACCTCCCTCACTTTTAACATTTTTCTAGAGACGAGAGTCTCCATTATCTTACCACCCCAGGAGCTAGGGACTTCAATGGTTTGCTTAGGCATTAGGTAAACTGCTTCAGTGCCCCCTGGTTTAGTTAGGACAAGTGAGATACCTTGTAAGCTTGTGTTTTTTATTGTTTTCATTTAAAGACTCCCTTTATATTTACTAATATGAACTATTAAAAGTAGTTAAGTTATTGACCTTGTAGAGATAGATTGGTAATAGTAAGAGTGTTTCCTTGAGATACATTCTGTTCTGTTCCGATATCCCACCAAGCATAAAGGTTATTTACCCCAGTCGTATGGTCGAAAGCATCTCCTAAAGCACCTGCATCTATTAATACAACATACCGAGCATCATCAAAAGCACCCGAGAATTGGAAAGTATCTCCTTGAGTCTGTAACACTGCCCTAACAGCACTAGCTAATTCTAAGTCTTCTGCACTAGAAACATCAAAATTAGCTTGGTCACCAGCAGCGTCTCTAACAACCACTAGACCTGAAAGTCCTCCAATTGTATTTCCAGCAGCATCCGTGCCGTCGAGGGAGGACACAACCGAGATTGCTGAGGAGTCCACCGTTGACACATTCCAGCCACCGTCCGCCGCAGATGTAGCTAAACACATTCTAAAAGTGTCACCAATTGCACCAGAAGCAAAGAACTCTTCAAACATCTTTTGCTTACCTATATTAGTCCATACCATAATAAAAAATCTCCTACCTTATTTAGATGAATAAAGCATATAAACATATATTAAATTATCACGGGCTAGGGTTAAAGTCTGGACTAGTAACCATGCCCGCAGGTAATTGAATATTAATACCTGAGTCTACACTTCTTTGTAAGGTAAAGTTATTAGTAATAGGCTCTGCGTTTGCATCTAGTTGTATTGATAAAAGATCAGTAACTAGATTAACTATAACAGGGTTTACATTTACAAAGGTAGACTTAGTTACCTCTACTGTCAGAGTAGATAACTCAACAGACGGGATATCAAATTCTTCAATTGCTTGAATTTGCCATCCAATATTGAATGTATCAATCTCTACGGAGATCAGATCTAAATTAGTTTCAACATTATAATTAAAATCTAAAGATAATAAAGCGGAGGCAAAAGTTTCTTGACCGACACGTACCTTAAGAGGATCTGTGCTGTTTAAATCTACCCTTGGATTTTCATTATCGCTAATATCAAAATCAAATTGATCTTCATAGAAGTCACTGTCATCTACTGGAACATTAATTTGAGTAATAAGTCCGACTTCAGGACTCGTAACATAACCCCCAAACCCAATCTCAAAGTCTCTAACTACAAGGTTGAAAATTGGAGGACTTACAGAGATTGTAGGTTGCTTCGGAGGATCTACTACAACAATGTCGTCACGGATTCTTTCGTTCTCAGCCTCAACTTCATTTATAACATTAACACCTCTAGTTAAGTTAGTTGAAAAGTTCTTAGCCTTGCGACGCGAGTCTTCAACATTTAAGATAAAGGTAACAGGCATTAGATGTTGAACTCCTGTATTTCACCTGTGTTTGTGAACATGAATTTAGGACTAGGTATGTAAGTTTCTAAAGTTACTTCAATAGTCTTTTGCAAAATCCTATCTTTAGTATCAGTGGCAATTACTGAACCCACTGATCGTTCTCTTTCAATAAATGCACGATTGTCTTTGCTGAAATTAGTCGGAACTAATAACTCTGGGTTAAACAGCGAGAAGATGCTTGACCGAAGCATGTCCAGATCTGCTTTATACTTACACCAAACGTTTATTTCATAAGTAATATTGATAGCTCTAGGAGCTAAACTAAGTATACGTATAGCTCTTCGTCTTTCAGTATCCCAATACACTCCATGCATGAGGAGAGGGCTATACCTCTCTCTATTCTTATCTCTAGCAGCATCAGTCTCTGCCACAGTAATGAATGGCAGGACTAAGTTGTTTTCAGATTTTAGTGAAGCAACTATGCGCTCAGAGTTACCATGAGTACAGTCTACTTTAATTCTATTACCGTTACCGTCGATGTAATATAAATTACTAAATGTGGCAATCATCTGCCTAAGGCTTTCTTTGTATACATTGTCTATCCTTGGGAGAAGTTTTGTCTCCGTCATTTGCACAATCTTTTGTTTCACGTTATTAACGCTCACCTGCTGTAGCCTCCAAGCTCATCTGTTTTATCGAAGAAGTCTTCGTTATGTATATCCTGAGTGTCTCTAAGGAATCTTGCATGAGCTAACAAGTGATAAACACCATAAGCTTCGAAGCTATCTTCTTGAACTTCGAACACTTCAAATTTAATGTTCTGAAATTCGGGTTTGAGGATGTCACCAGGGGAGATTGGAGCGCCTAGCATCTTCTCAGCGTAAGACTTATTAAATACAAAGACTTGATCCATCTGCATCTCAACACCAAACTGCGTTAAGTTTTCTTCAACAGGTCTCGGATCATAGTGAGCCCATAAGGTAACCGGTTCGTGAGTGATTGTTTTTTGACGAGACTCTTGGTATACATCGTCAACATCGTTAGACGGAATATACTTAAACACTTGCACTCTAGAGCCAGATAGTTTAATATTTTCTGCGTCTATAAGATTGAATAAGTTCTTATCGTTCTTCTTTTTGAATAACGAAAGACGAGTATCCCTTTCTTCTGGGAAGTTAGTAGGAGGTGTGGTTACCTTGTATCTCATTAGAATATATCAAATAACGGAGGAGGCTCGATCTCAGTGGTCAACTCTTCAATCAATTCTTTCTTCTCAGCGGTAGCTTGTTGCATAAGCTCTGTCCCATTCAACCTAGTCCCTCCACCAGGACCGGGGAGATTAACATACTTACCTCTAATACCAGATAAAATTTCTTTACATAAGACTAGAGTGAATCTTTGTAACCAACTCTTATAAGCATGATGTATTGTAGCAGGGTCAAAAGCTCTGAACTCTAAGAGCACAGCTTCATCATTTGTCTCAGGGACTGGCCAAATATGCAGATACTTATTGTTAACCAGTTGCCATGTAGACATCTGACCTAACACGTTCTTTACCTGCTTTAGGTATTGCTGCATAAGAAGATACTGGCTAACATTATAATTATTAAATAAACCAGTATTCGTGAAAAACATGATAGCAAAATCGAACTCAAGCGAGCCAGGATTCGCACCAAACTTGAAGAAGTCTCGTCTGTACCAACAGTCATTTAAATTGTCCGCAATTTCTTGTGGAAGCTCATATACATTAATACCTCCAGATGTATCAAAGGTAGCATATTGAGTCATCCAGTCAGGTGCATGATACTCAAGCTTAGAGATAGCCTCGTCAATACAGATCTGTATTTGGAAGTCATCAAGCTCAACATCAGTAATTGGATAACCTAGCTTAGCTAAGACGTAATCACGTATCGTTTTGTTAAAATCTTTAAATTCGTTTACGTCTTTAAAGTCTTTGTTGTTAAGGTCTTTATCTTTTGGGCTTTTGTAATCTTTTAAGCGATTACCGCCATAAGTTCCGTAAGAGGAACCGTAAGATTTGACATTTGGTATTCCTATTTTATTACCCATCTCAAATATATTTACCCTAGAAATGAAAAAAGGACTCAGTATAAAACTGAGCCCTTTCTTCCGTTGTTTAGCTAGTAGCTATTAAGTGTTGGGGATGAGAGTCTCACCGCCACCCGTGTAGCCAGTGCCGAAGTTAACGTTTGGACCCACACTCGTCTGTCTGAAGATTTCAGGCGTCAGGTAATCGCTACCCGTGCCAATCAGACGGATCACGCGGTAGAAGCGCGACGCAGGCTGGACCGCGACCTTGCCGTAGCGAGTCAGGATACCCTTTCTCGGTTGGAAGGTTTGCGGGTCAACCACAGTGTCGAGCGGCTGGACCGGGATGTAGGGGCAGTAGAAGAAGCCCGCATCCATCGCGTTGCTACCCTTGTAGCCGACGATGATTTCATCTTCTGGGAACATCGGATCAATTATCAAGTCATACTTACCAGCAAACTTGCCAGCATATTGAACTTGACCGCCACCCATGTTGGTCGGACCCGCATCCGCAGGAAGGCCACCTTCGAGCTTCGCAGCCGACTCAAGCATCGACGCGATAACCGGCGAGGTGATCAGGACGTTACCAGGACCACGCAGAGTCGTGCGGTAAATGTCCGTGCTCGCGAAGTTGATCAGCGCCAGGACGTTCGAGTAGAC